GGGAACAACCAAACCAGCAATACAAGAAGGAGCCGATAAATAATGCCAAGAATAGTATTAACCAATGCGAAGGTTACGATAAATTCAGTTAATTTATCAGATCATATCGCAAGCGTAACTTTAAGTACATCAAATGATGTTGTAGAAACAACAGGATTTTCATCAACGGCGGCAAGAACTCGCGTTGCTGGTTTGGCTGATAATTCTATAACTCTTGAGTTTCATCAAGATTTTGCAACATCAAATGTAGAACAAACAATTTATCCATTACTAGGAACTACAACTACTGTTGTAGTTACACCAGTTGATGCAACTGTTAGCGCAACAAATCCATCTTATACTGTTACTGCTCTAGTTTCAGAATGGCAACCATTATCAGGCGCAGTTGGCGAATTAGCCACCGCATCTGTTACTTGGCCAATCTCTGGAGCAATCACTAAGGCGGTTGCCTAATGCCAAGAATAGTATTAACTAATGCTTCAGTTACTTTCGCAAGCAATGATGTTTCAAGTTATGTAAGTTCAATAACTTTAAGCACTTCACTAGATGTTGTTGATACAACATCTTTTGGAAATACTGCTCGTACTAGAGTTGCAGGATTAGCAGATAATCAGGTAACGATTGAATTTTTCCAGGATTTCGGTTCTGGACTTCTTGAATCAATTATTTACCCAACAATTGGAACCTCTGCTGCAATGGTAGTTAAGCCAGTAGCGGGAAGTACAACTGCAACAAATCCTTCATACAGTTTTAACGCGTTAGTTTCAGAATGGCAACCACTTTCTGGTGCCGTCGGCGAACTAGCAACAGCAAGTGTTACCTGGCCAATATCAGGTGCAATAACAAAAGCAACATCATAACTAACTAGGGGGAAATAAAATGGATGGATTATCACTAAAGATCAAAACTAACGATGGTGTAGATAGCGTTTTTTCATTACGCCCACGCACCATCGTTGCTTTTGAGCAAAAGTTTGGTAAAGGATTGGCAAAATTATTTGCCGAGGATCAGAAAATGGAGCATATCTACTTTTTGGCTTGGCAATCTTTGAAAGATAATGGGCGAGTTGTAAAACCTTTTGGCCCAGAGTTCTTAGATACACTTGAATCAGTGGAGATGGTTTCTGACCCAAATTCAGAATCCACCGAGATAGCCTAACCTTTGCAATTGCAACGGCCTCGGTGGAGTTAGGCATCTCTCCTATTGATTTGATAGATGCCCCTGATGGTGTCTTAGAAGCAATGTTTGCTTATCTAAAGGAAAGAGCAAAGGCAAATAAATATGGCCGATGAAGTTATCGTTTTAACAGGCATTAAAGAAACAATTGATGCTTTAAAAGAATTTGATAAAAAAGCGGCTAGAAAATTCAATAAGGTAATTAACGATGAATTAACTAGGGCTGAGAGATCAGCGGATAATTTAGTTGTTCAATTCACTAATCCTGTTTATGGAACACCGATGCGCGGCTGGCGCAAAACTCCAGCCGCTAATCCTAGAACTCGCGGTGGCGCTGGCTGGCCAACCTGGGATGTTAGCGAGATTCAAACAGGCATTGTCAAAAGCAAAGCGCAAGGTAAGGTTCGTGGTGATTACACCACTAGCGCTGGTGCATTAATTAATAAGAGCGCTGCTGGTGCAATATTTGAAGTTGCAGGCAGGCGTGGCAACGCATCAAGAAATCAATTTATTAGATATTTAAGTAACTCATTTGGTAAAGCCTCTCGCCTTATTTGGGCGGTTGTTGATAAAGATAAAGAGGCAATTCAAAGGCGAGTTGCAGCAGCCTTAGAGGATGCTAAAAAAACATTACAAACTAATTTAAACAGTAGGAGATAAAATGGCAACTGGCGCAATAATTGCACGCATTATTACCCAGTATTCTGCCAAAGGCTCAAAGCAGGCTCAAAAAGATATTACTAATCTTGGCAAACAATTTGATAAGTTTGCAAAGAAAAGCGCATTAGCCTTTGCAGCAGCAGGTGCAGCCGTTGGTGCGTTTGCCGTTAAGGTTGGAACTGATGCAGTTCGTGCTGCTATGGAGGATCAAAAGAGCCAAGCATTACTTGCCTCTACTTTAAGAAATACTGTTGGTGCAACAGATGCAGTTATTGCAAGCACTGAGGATTACATAACTTTATTACAAAAAGAAGTTTCTGTTGCCGATGATGAGTTGAGGCCAGCACTGGCTACCCTAGCCAGAGCAACTGGTGATGTTGCCTCTGCTCAATCATTACTTGGAACTGCGCTTAATGTTTCGGCTGGAACAGGAAAAGATTTACAAACTGTTTCTTTAGCCTTAAGTAAGGCAGTAAATGGCAACCTTGGCGCATTAACTCGCCTTGGTATTCCACTTGATGCCAATACAATTAAATCAAAAGATTTTAATAAGGCACTTGGCGTTCTAAATGATACTTTTAAAGATCAGGCTGATATTCGTGCCAAAACCTTGGAGTTTAGATTAAAAGGTTTAAATATTGCCTATGGCGAAGTTCTTGAAACTTTAGGTTATGCGTTATTACCTGTAATTGAACAATTTGCCAATGTTATATCAACTAAAGTTTTACCTAAATTAGAGCAATGGATTAAAGCCAATAAAGATGATTTGGCTGCTGGATTAGAAAAAATCCTAAAACAAATTCCTCAATTAATTACTCAGGTATTTAATCTTTTTGATTATATCCAACGCAATCTTGGCACTATTAAAGTTCTTAGTGCATTATTAATAAGTACATTTGCAGCAACAAAAGTTTATGCTGGAGTAATTGCCTTAACTAGCGCAATCAATATTTTAACTGCTGCCTTTGGCAAGCAGGCGGTGGCAGCCACCGCAGCGGGAACTGCTACCGCATTCGCAACAGGTGGTGCCTCAGCCTTAGCAGCAGCGGCAGCAATCGCCACATTTACAACCGCAGCCTTGGTTGCCTATAAGCAATTAAATAAAAACAATGATGCAATTGATGCTCAAAATACAAAGATCAGGGCATTAACTCCTGGCTGGGGAAATGTGTATGGCGCACCTGGAGTAAAGAACGCTGAAAAAGTTGTTATTGCTACTGGTAAAGTTTTAAGCAATACCACAAAACTAACTGCCGAACAAAAGAAACAACTTGCAAGCCAAGAAGCCTTAAATAAATTAAAGGCAATGGGTGTTACACCTACATCTGAAACTGATCCTATTCAACTTGAGGCAGTTAGATTAAACCTTCTTAAAGAACAAAACCTTGCTCAGAAGGCAATGTATGATCAATTGCTTGCCAATTATGAGGCAACTAATCGCATGAATATTGCAGCGCAAAGATACGCTGATATTTTGATGGTTATATCAGATAGCAAGATTTCTCAAGAGGAAGTAAACCTTCTTGCTAGCAAATGGAACCTAACCAACTATGAGGTTGTTAAATACATCGCCTCAGTTACTGGTAATGTAAATCTAGGTTCAGGTTGGGATGCAGCAGGATTAGCCGCAGCCGATGGTTGGAAAAAGGCATTGCAAGAATTAAATGCTTATCTTGCAGCCGTTGGTAAAGAGAACTTTATTGCAAAACAGAATGTGCCAAAAACAACTAATTATGATGCTATTTTTGCAACCAATAGAGATCAATTGGCAGCAGCAACTAAAACTATTTTAACTTTGCAAGAGAAGGTTGCTGCTACAAATAAGATTCCTGATACACCTACCGCAAATACATTTGGGCAATCAATGACTACTCTGCCTGATTATCTAGCGTATCGTGCTGGTGAGCGTGCCTCAGTGAGCGTAACTGTAAATAATGCTGGTAATTCTATTGTTCAATCTGATTTGCAAGAATCAATTAGAAATGGATTGCTCGCTGGTCAAACTTCAGGTAGATCAATAAACGCTAGAGTTTTGGATTTGTAATGCCAGGTACCCCTCATCTTGGCGTAAGCATTGATTTTGCAAACGGCCCCGCCTTTGGTAATCCTTTGCTATTAGATGATCCAACTACTCCGCTTGGAACTGGTATTCTCGCAGATGCGCCAGGAGATGTGGTAGATGTTTCAGATATTGCGTTGCAAGTTAATATTCGCCGAGGTAGAAACCGCATTCTTAATAGATTTGAGGCTGGTTCTGCAACTGTAATTTTAGCCGATGATAATGGTGATTGGTCGCCCGCTAACACATCCTCTCCTTATTATGGCAAATTATTACCATTGCGCAAAATTCGTATATGGGCAGACTATGATGATGGCGGCGGAACTGATCGCTACTATCTCTATTCTGGCTACATTACAACTTACAATAGCACCTATGGATTAGGTGTTGAGGATACCTCAAAAATTACCCTTCAATGTGTTGATGGTTTTAGATTATTAAATAATATTGGAATTAGTACTGTTGCTGGCGCTGGATCGCCACAATTAAGTGGTGCTAGAATTAATACCTTGCTTGATGTTGTAAGTTGGCCTTCATCTCAGCGGGCGATAGATGCTGGTGATAGTACCCTTCAGGCTGATCCTGGTACTGCCAATAGAGATTTATTAACAGCAATTCAATTGGTTGAAACCTCAGAATTTGGTGGTTTCTTTATTGATGCCGAAGGTAATGCAACCTTTTATTCAAGAGATAAAATTAGTAAAAAGGCTGATGAAACTCCTACTATTTTTGCAGATGATGGATTAGGCATTGGATACCAACAAATCGAGTTTGCCAATGATGATACCTTGCTAGTAAATGATGTAACTGTAACCCGCTTAAATGGAACTAGCCAAAATGTTTTTGATCAAACCTCAATAGATACCTACTTCCTACATTCAGGCAAGCGCGATGGAATCCTAGTTCAAACCGATGCTGAGGCTTTAGATCAGGCTAGTACCCTTTTGGTGGCTAGAAAAAATACTACTGACCGCATCGATTCAATGACTATTAACCTTCTTGATCCTAGCCAAACCGCAGCCATAGTTGCAGGCTTAAATCTTGAAATCTTTGATTTGGTTAATGTTACAAAAACTGTTCCAGGTGGTTCAACCATTACTAAGGAACTATTTGTTCAAGGCGTTCAACACGATATAACTAACACCACTTTTAACACAAAAATACTAACCGCAGAACCTCTAATCCAGGCGTTTATCCTTGATAGTACCACTGATCAAGGTCGCTTGGGTTCTGGTATTCTGAGTTACTGACTAAGGAGAAAAATAAATGGCAGCAGGATTGGGTTTTAAAACCTTCAATACTGGAGATGTTCTAACCGCATCTGAAGTTAATGGTTACTTGATGCAAGGTATTCTAGTTTTTGCCGATACCGCAGCAAGAGATGCCGCAATTACTTCACCGCAAGAAGGCCAGTTTGCTTATACTAAAGATAACAATTCACTTTGGTATTACACTGGCAGCGCCTGGGCCGCATCTGGTGCAACTGGTGATATTGAAGGTGTAACTGCTGGAGCAGGTTTATCGGGAGGCGGAACTTCTGGCACTGTAACTTTAAACATTAATACTCCTTATGTTACAAAAACTGATAATTACACAATTGCAAGTGGCGATGAAGGCAAATTATTCTCAATGAATGCTGCCACTGCTAAAACATTTTCAATCCCAACAGATGCAACATTTAACTTTGCAGTTGGAACAACTATTAACTTTGTATGGATCACTGGCGCAGGCCAGCCAAGTATTGCAGCCGTAACATCAGGAACAACCACAATTATTTCAACTGGTGCAACTTCAACTGCGCCTAAATTAAGAGTGGCTAACTCAGCCGCAACTTGCCTAAAACTTGCTGCTAATTCCTGGCTAGTTGTTGGGGATATTGCCTAATGCCAATTCTGGGGATATACGCTTCTGCAATTTCAGGTTCTAAA